GTATAAGAAATGGGAGTATGGTTATAACGAAGAGTATGATTTTGTAGTTATAAGTAAAGATGGAACTGTAGGTGATATATATGAAATACAAGGTTTAAAAATTGGAATTCCTAGTAAACCTAAAGAAATACATACTTTTGAAGATAATAAATGGAAAAGAACACCATTACCTAAAGTTCTTAAAAAAATTAAAAGTGTTTTTGAGTGGGATAAATATCCAGAAGATTTCAAAGAAAGATGGTATGATTTTATTGATATAGAATTTACCAGACGTGAAGAAGGTTTTTGGTTTAAAAATGGTGACAGAAATGTTTATTTAACAGGAACACATTACATGTACTTACAATGGAGTAAGATTGATGTTGGACCACCAGACTTTAGAGAAGCGAATAGATTATTCTTTATATTCTGGGAAGCTTGTAAAGCAGATGTTAGATGTTATGGCATGTGTTATTTAAAAAACCGTAGATCTGGTTTTTCATTTATGGCTTCAGGAGAAATTGTTAATTTAGCTACAATATCTAGTGATTCAAGATATGGTATATTATCTAAAACAGGTCCTGATGCTAAAACTATGTTTACTGACAAAGTAGTACCAATATCAGTTAATTATCCTTTCTTTTTTAAACCGATTCAAGACGGTATGGATCGACCTAAAACAGAATTAGCATATAGAGTGCCAGCTTCTAAATTTACACGAAGAAAAATTATAAGTGGAGAAGTTGCGGCAGAGTTGCAAGGATTAGATACAACAATTGATTGGAAAAATACTGGAGACAATAGTTATGATGGTGAAAAACTAAAACTATTAGTACACGATGAATCTGGTAAATGGGAAAGACCTAATAATATTTTAAACAACTGGAGAGTTACAAAAACATGTTTAAGATTAGGTTCTAGAATTATTGGTAAGTGCATGATGGGATCAACATCAAACGCTTTAGACAAAGGTGGTGGTAATTTTAAAAAATTATATGAAAGTTCAGATGTTAACAAAAGAAATGCAAATGGACAAACGCGTAGCGGACTCTATAGTTTGTTCATACCTATGGAATGGAACTACGAAGGATACATTGATTCTTATGGCGTACCTGTATTCGAAACACCCAAAGAACCTAAGGAAGATCCTCACGGCCAAAAAATTAAACTAGGAGTATTAGACTATTGGAAAAATGAAGTAGATGGGTTAAGCGAAGATCAAGATGCTTTAAATGAATTTTACAGACAGTTTCCACGTACAACTAAACATGCTTTTAGAGATGAATCTAAAAACTCTTTATTTAACTTAACTAAAATATACCAACAAGTTGATTGGAACGCAGATATAAAACATAGCAATGTTGTAACTCAAGGTTCTTTTGCTTGGACAGGAGGTATAAAAGATACTAGTGTAATATTTGTTCCAAATAAAAGTGGTAGATTTTTTGTGTCATGGGTTCCACCTCAAAGATTACAAAACAATATAATTAACAAGTTAGGAAGAAAACATCCTGGTAATGAAAACCTAGGAGCTTTTGGTTGTGATAGTTATGATATATCAGGAACAGTAGATGGTAGAGGTTCTAATGGATCTTTACATGGTTTAACTAAATTTAGTATGGAAGATGTTCCACCTAATCATTTCTTTTTAGAATATATAGCTAGACCACAAACGGCTGAAATGTTTTTTGAAGATGTACTTATGGCTTGTGTTTTTTATGGTATGCCAATATTAGCAGAAAATAACAAACCTAGATTATTGTATCATTTTAAAAGAAGAGGTTATAGAGCTTACGCAATGAATAGACCTGATAAAATATACAACAAGTTATCAGTAACAGAAAGAGAAATAGGTGGTATACCAAATTCAAGCGAAGATATTAAACAAGCTCATGCTGCTGCTATAGAATCTTATATAGAAGAGCGAGTTGGTTTACTAGAAAATCTTAACTATGGAGATATGTATTTCCAAAGAACATTAGAAGACTGGGCAAAATTTAATATAAATAACAGAACATCACATGATGCTTCTATTAGTTCAGGATTAGCTATTATGGCATGTAATAAAAATAAATATAGACCAGTTCCTAAGTTGATTAAACAAACGTATGATTTAGGTATAAAAAAATACGACAATAGTGGTTCATTATCAAAAATTATAGATTAAATGAAGATAAATTATAATACTAATAGTACATTTCCTAGCCAAGTTGTTAGTGACGGTGAAAAAGCTACTTGGGAGTATGGCACGCAGGTTGCACAAGCTATAGAGCAGGAATGGTTTAATCAAGGTAGAACTAATGGTAATAGATACTTAACTACTTGGAACAATTACAATAGACTAAGATTATACGCAAGAGGTGAACAACCTGTAGAAAAATATAAAGATGAATTATCTATTAATGGCGATTTGTCTTATCTTAATTTAGACTGGAAACCAGTTCCTATTATATCTAAATTTGTTGACATACTAGTTAATGGTATTTCTAGTAAAAACTACGAAATAAACGCATATGCTCAAGATCCTGAATCTTTAGCGAAAAGAACTAATTACGCTGAGATGCTAGCACAAGATATTTTTGCTAGAGAAACAATGAACCAAATAGTAGAAAAACTAGATTCTTCTTTATTTAATACAACAATTCCAGAAAGCAAATTACCTGCAGATGAAACTGAGTTAGAATTACACATGCAATTAAGTTATAAGCAGTCTATAGAAATTGCTGAAGAAGAAGTAATAAACCAAGTGCTAGATTCAAACAGATGGGAATTAACTAAAAGAAGAGTTAATTATGATTTAGTTACATGTGGTATTGGAGCTTGTAAAACTAACTTTAATCTTTCTAATGGTATTACAGTTGACTATGTTGATCCAGCTTATTTAATATACTCTTATACAGAAGATCCAAACTTTGAAGACATATATTATGTAGGTGAATTAAAACCAGTTACTTTAGCTGAAATAGCAAAGCAATTTCCTACACTAGATGATTCTACGTTAGAAAAAATACAACAACAACAAGGTAACAGAAGTTACATGTATGGTTATGGTAATGGTCCATGGGATCAAAACACTGTTCCATTATTATATTTTGAATACAAAACTTATAGCGAGCAAGTATTTAAAATAAAAGAAACAGAATATGGATTAGAAAAAGCGTTAGAAAAACCTGATACTTTTAATCCACCTGAAAGTGATATGTTTGAAAGAGTAGGTAGAACTATTGAAACTCTTTATAGAGGAGTTAAAGTTTTAGGTACTGATATAATGCTAAGATGGGAAATGTGTCCTAATATGACTAGGCCAAAAGCTGATACTACTAAAGTAGAAATGAATTATGCTATTTGTGCGCCACGTATGTATAAAGGTAGAATAGAATCTACAGTAGGTAGAATTACTGGTTTTGCTGATATGATACAGATAACACATCTTAAATTACAACAGGTAATAGCTAGAATGGTACCAGATGGTGTTTTCTTAGATATGGATGGTTTAGCGGAGGTTGATCTAGGAAATGGAACAAACTATAATCCAGCAGAAGCACTTAATATGTATTTCCAAACAGGTTCTGTTGTTGGTAGATCATTAACACAAGATGGTGATATAAATAGAGGTAAAATACCTGTACAAGAATTATCCACAGGATCTGGACAAGCGAAGATACAAAGTTTAATATCTACATACAATTATTATTTACAAATGATAAGAGATGTTACCGGGTTAAGCGAAGCTAGAGATGGTTCTGTTCCAGACAGAGATACTTTAGTAGGTTTACAGAAAATGGCTGCTAACGCGTCTAATATTGCTACTAAGCATATTAACAATAGTAGTTTATTCTTGACCTTAAGAATGTGTGAAAACATATCTAAGAAAGTTAGTGACATGTTAGATTATCCTTTAACAGCTAACTCATTAAAAAATAGTATAACTAATTTTAACAGTATCACTTTAAAAGAAGTTGACAACTTAAACTTACATGACTTTGGTATTTTCTTAGATCTTGAACCAGATGACGAAGAAAAACAACAACTAGAGCAAAACATACAAGTTGCATTATCAAGTGGTGGTATTGATTTAGAAGATGCTATTGAGATACGTCAAATACGTAGTTTAAAATTAGCTAATCAAATGCTAAAAGTAAAACGTAAAAAGAAACAAGCTTACGAAAGACAAATACAAGCTGACATGGCTCAGCAACAAGCATCGGCTAATACTCAAGCTACTCAAGCTGCTGCAGAGTCTGAAGTACAGAAGCAAGAAGTTTTAACTAATCAAAAAATAAACTTTGAACAAGCTAAGTCTCAAATGGAAATAGAACGCATGAGAAGCGAAGCTGAAATAAAACGTCAATTGATGGCTGAAGAATTTAATTATCAAATTCAGCTAGAGCAAATGAAAGCACAAAGAGAAACAAATAGAGAAGCACAAATAGAAGATCGTAAAGATAAAAGAACAAGAATAGCAGGGTCACAGCAAAGCGCTATGATAGATCAAAGAAAAAATGATTTAATGCCTACTAATTTTGAACAACAAAGCCAAGAGAGCGCAATGCCTCAAGCTTAATTATTAATTATTTAATTATATTATATTATGGGAAACCAAAAAGCGGCCGTAGAGGTCAAACAAGAAGGTGACTTTAAAATAAAGTCAAAACCTAAGCGTAAAGCTAAAGATTTAGGACATGTAACAAATGCTCCTGCAAAAATCGATTTAACAGCTCCAGAAGCTACAGGAGAAATAGTTCCTAAAGTAGCTAAAATGGACTTAACTAAACAACCTAAAGAAGATGCCATTTCAAAGCCAGAAACAACAGGACTACCTGATGATAAACGAACCGAAGGTTTACAAGAAGTGGATGAAGGCGTACGGTCCGTACAAGAGCAACCCGATAAAGATGTTAAAGTCGATGCTCCGATCGAACAAGTAATAGAGGAAATTGTAGAAACAGATAATGTAGAAACAAAAAAAGAAGAAAAACCTCAACTAATTGAAACACCTAGTTTACCAGAAAATATAGAAAAATTAGTTTCATTTATGAATGAAACAGGTGGAACAGTAGAGGATTATGTAGAACTTAATAAAGATTATTCTAAATTAGACAATGATCAAGTATTAAAAGAATACTTAAGAAAAAATAAACCTCATTTAGATAAAGACGATATTGATCTTATAATGGAAGATTATAAAATTGATGAAGATTTAGACGAGGAAAAAGAAATACGAAAAAAGAAGTTAGCATACAAAGAAGCTGTTGCTAATGCTAAACAGGATTTAGAAAACAAAAAATCTCAATATTATGCTGAGATAAAACAACGTCCTGGAGTAACACAAGAGCAACAAAAAGCTATGGACTTCTTTAATCGTTTTAATAAACAGCAAGAAACTATAAAGCAATCACAAGAAGCTTTTAAAAAACGAACTAATAATTTATTTCAAACTGATTTCAAAGGTTTTGATTACGAGGTTGGAGATAAAAAATTTAGATATAAAGTAAAAGATCCTGTGAAAATAGCTGAAAATCAATCTAATATTAAAAACTTTGTTGACAAGTTTGTTGACAAAGACGGAACTATTAGTGACACAGAAGGTTATCATAAAGCTTTATATGCTGCGATGAATACAGATAAACTAGCCACTCATTTTTATGAACAAGGCAAAGCGGATGGTATTAAGAATTTAGTACAACAATCTAAAAATCCAAGTGCAGAAGCACCAAGGCAGGTTGCCAGTGGGGACGTCTTTGTAGGAG